TAACATGGTAGTTTCCTATAGTAATTAAAGAGTGGATGGAAGTATCTAGACTCCTGAATTATGTCAGACTTAGGATATCCGTTGATTACTCTGTCAGGTGACCTAACAAACGGAACAGTCGGCCAATCTTCAGCCCAATCCTTCTCTAAATCACGCCAGATTTCTTCTATGACTTTGCCTGTCTTCATCAGAAATGGTAAACCTGAATTAGTTTCAGTCTTTAAATAGTGTAAAGCATTTTCGACTGACAATGGTCTGATAATACCACGATCTCTAGTCGAAGGTGGTTTATCGTCAATATGTTCACATCTATTTGTAGAAGAATCAAATGTTGATATCGTTTTATCCCGTAGTTGAGACCAAGGTTTAATAATGGATCTAGGTCCATACTTTTCCTTTTGCTCCATTTCGATATCATATAGAACTTTATTCATGCGATTAGAGTTTGATTCAAATATTCTGCTCCATGAATCAATTACTTCTTCAGGTCCTACCCTCTTACCAACAGGGCTGATCATAACCTGGTCAGTACCAGCCTCTAAACGTGACAGAATTATTGAAAGCCGAATGTTCTGAGCCTCTGTAAGCCGTGATCTTACCTCTTCTAAACTTCTTATTTGCATATCTTCTTTTACATGAATAAGTGATCATGAGATTACATTTCCTCGTCTTTGCTTTCCTCAGATTTACGAGATTTACCTTTACGGTAGTCTCTCTTACCTGAACCTTTCGATCTATTCTTGTCCCAAGTTTTAGATGGGGCAGCTTTATCGATGTCGCAAGCGTAAAGATCAAGCCATTGCATAACAGATGTTCTGATAACATCCACTGCTTGTAATGTCATGATTGACGTTCCAAATTTCTGATGATGCGTATAACTAACACTATTATGAGTAGTCGAATAAGTGTTTCTTGAAATAGCCTGGAATGGCTGTCTGCAACACACATCAACGAAACCAGGTACAGAACCAAAGTCACCGTCGTAAATTACACAACTACACTTAACATTTTGAGGAGAATGAATAGAACCTTGAGTTCTGTAAGTACTGAAACAGTCAATAGTGATCTGTTCATTGTACGTCTCCTTATTAGGTTCGTTAGCTGCTACGACAATGTGCGGTTTGAATAAACCCGGTCCATGAGTAGTGGCACCCGTAGTGATCGAAGGATATTCAAGCGCTTGCATGGCTTGTGTCCAGCCGTCAGGAGCATCTGTACAGTTACAGTAAGTGATAGGATCGTTCTCATTGTTAGAACGAGGCAGAAGCATCTCTGTGAAACCACCCACATTACTATGTACAGCTAGATACATACCATTAGTCCAGAAGTCTAAATAGTCATTACTGAATCTAGGAAGGCTAGTGTATCCAGGAAGTTCTGAAACCATCCAGTCTGGGAATGACGCAGCAAATACGTTGTCCAGTGTTCTGTTCTGATCCATTAGAAGAATAGAGTTCTCCACAGGACCGACATATCTCGGAGGATTACCAGGAATTCCAGAAGGAATAAGAGCTTGACCCATAAAATTCATAACATTGGTATCTACAACAATGTCTTCAAAAGACCCTGTTTGCATAAACCAAGGAAGTATCTTAATCAGGGGAGCTCCAGGCATGTAAGATTGCTTGTAGTTTCCCATCATATAGAAACACCATTTATGGATGAAAGGCGGAATAATCGCCTGTAGAATAGCGCGTTGTAATATCACTAACCTATTCATGTCTGAAGCAGTCAGTGAGTTTCTTAACTCA